GTGAACCCGCCCTGGTAGCGGGGGCTGGTATGCACGCGAACGTGACTGCCCATCCGGGCACACGCTAAGTCGCGTGCGCACAAGGCGCTTTCAGCGAAAAGTCATAAACCGCTGAGGTACGGCGCTCCCACTGGAGCAACGGGGAGTTGCGCCCCCACCATGCCGAGCACTGAGGCAATCTCTCATTGCCCCGATTCCACCGCACCATGCAACTATCAACTCTCCCTTCCACCGACAAATCCGTGTCGCCGCCTGTCTACAGCAACGACACACCCAAGGCTGACGCCGCTGATTACAAGTGGCTCCTGTCATATTTGGACACCCTCCTGGCCTGCGGCCAACGCAGCTTGTCTGTTCGTGCCCTCCGGCTCGCCCTTGCCCACCGCTACCACCCGCGCAACCACCGCGAGATGGCCACATTCGTGCAGCAGGTCGATGCCGAGGCAGCCTACGCTGCCCACTCCGCACACCACATGGACACCAATCCTGACTCCCATCCAGCCGACCCAGCTGGCCCGCCCAGCCAGAGCGTGATCGCAGCCGGCTGCATCATTGACCTCACGCGCCAAGGCGTGGAACCAAACCCTGGCCCCTGGGGCGACTGGCTGCGCAAGCTGCGCTTCCGCTTACACGGCAACTACTGCGGCCCCGGCTACTCGTCCCGTGCCTTTACGGACAAGCCGGACTGGCGTGTGCCATCTCTGGACGCGTTCGACGAGGTCTGTCGCAAGCACGACTACGACTACGGACGCATGGACAAGTCTGCCGCCGACGCTCTCATGGTCTCCCGCCTCCGCGATGGCGACTTCAGCAAGATTCAACATGGCAAGCTGAAATCCCTCCTGGCCCGCACCGGTTTCACCGTGCTCAATGGCGGGCTGCCCAGCGTCAGGGAGCGCAGCGACTACCCCTGGCTCTCTCAGCGCCGCGCGCCCAGAGTGCACGACGCTAAGGCGCAGGCCGTGGAGCCAAACCCTGGTCCCCCCAAGGGCAGCCGCACCCATCCCGCCGCGAAACGCAAGCGCGCTCGCCGTCAACAGGTTGTCGTTGCTGCTGTCCGGCCGGCACCACGCCCACCAAAGCGGAC